GATCCCCTCCGTGTGCAATGGCTGATTTAGATTTACTCTTTATTATTATCTCAGCATTTACATATCCGTGGTATGGAGTAATCTGAGCTGTGTATTCTGAATTTGCTTTTAGTCCTGTCCACATATTAACTCTGATTTTAGTTTCTTCCTGATTTCTTTGAATAACCATCTTAGTATACGATCCTCTGTAGATTGACCATACTCTATAAAGTGCCAAGGTTCCATAAATATACTCTCTACTATCTCCTTAAATTGTTTCTCCTCATATCTAGTTAAACCTGGGTAATATAAGTTATCTGTAATATTCATAGCTTTGTCTACAAATATATCAGGACTGGTTATATACTTCATTCCATTTAACTCGGCTCTTAATTCCTTCTGAGCTTCCATAAATTGATACCACTCTAGTTCTGACTCCTCCCTAATGTACTTACGTATATTGGTTAATGTCTTTTTCATATTAATCTCACCCTGGGATGATGGAGTAGATAACTTACCTACAAAGTAATCTTCTTGTATTTCTAATATGAATTGTTCTATAGGTATCTTACCCATTGATCCCCAATAGTAGGAGAAATTACCATTAGGTCCAGCTATTATAATCTTACCTTGCCCCAGCTCGTAGTTTTCTAGGATAACATCATATCCAGTTATATTGTATCTAGTCATTCCATTAGTTTTCATATACCTCACACCAGTAAGGTAAATCCTGTTTAAATTGTTCTAGTGTTTGATCGAATGTTACTCTGCAGCAACCATTACACCAGATACCTTCATCTACTATATCTTGTTTACAATTGTTATTATATCCTCTAATATAATAATCTGGATGCGTATCCCTACTCCCACACTTAGCACACTTTTTACCAAATATTTTAGTTAGTAATTTCTCTACCATCAGTGTACTATAGTTTCTCTAGGTCCAAAGCATTTTTCACACCCCGTTACCTCACACTCATCACATACCATATCGGTTACACATTCATCGTGATACCCATCACATATACCGCAGCACCGGCTTACTATTCTAGGAGTTTCTACTATTGGTAAACTTACTTTACCTACTCCCTTATTCATCTGGTTAGCTATGGCCCAGGAGCCAAATGGATCTCTATTCATTTACTCTATAAATTTACGATATTTTTGGTTATAAACCTAACAATATCTATGGTTTTTAAATAATTGGTATCTCTAATATTTGAGTGACAAAATGTAGTTTTTCTCTATGTCTATCTGCTGCACTCCTACTAGACCACATTTTAATATTTCCGGATGGTTCTGTTACTATAAGGTGGTCCGGATCAAGTATATCCAGTTCCTTCTCCTTAACCATTCTAATAAGGCAATACATTAATAATACACATCTTTAGTAGTTATATTTTTAACTACAAAATCTAATGAATACTTAGCCTCTACATCTAAACTACCGACTAATTGTAAATTTTTACCGGTGAAAAGATGTTTTAAACGCTGCCAAAATGTCAATTTAATCTCTGTACTGTAGAAAATAGTAGCTTTACCTGGCTCTACTTCGATTTCCTCTGTATCAAATCCCCATCTAGGCTCTGCTATCTCATTATCATAAACATCATCCACAAACCCTAATGAAATTGGTGCAAAGGGTGTGTTATGAGGTTTGATGATGTTAACCCATACTTTACCATAGGCTATTACATTTTGTATATCTCTATCGCTTAAACCCATACAAATTACTGTTTGATCATCGTATACAGCTGCTGGTAGTGTTTCGTACTGTGGTTGTCCTTCTCCTAATCTTATATTTACTGCTGGAAATTCTAATGCTTTCATATAGTTTCAAGTTTAAAGGGGGAACGTATTCCCCCTATAGTTTATTTTATAAATTTACACACGTTAAGCATTAATTGCTTATTAATTCTACCTATCAAGTGATCTAATTTGTAATACTCTGGGATATTATCATCTAACATCACCTTAGCATACTTCATATTATCACGCATAGCTATGGCAGTATCTTTAAGTACATTTAACTCTACTATAGTACAAGATTCTAAAAGTGATACAGTATTAACTTTCTGAAACATAGTATTAGAAGGTTTGTAAGCCCTCCTCTTACCATTATCATCAATTATATAAAATTTCCTAATCTGTGAAGTATCTCTATCACTGAGTTCTATATATATTACTTCATAATTTTTACCTAAAGTAAAATTATGTTTTGTTCCTCCCCAGACCTTTATACACTTTACTGTATCGCCTGTTTGTAAATCCATTTCTTTTCTTAAATCGTAGTTCATATATTTATAGTTTTAAAGATTTGACTCTACAAATATAATACTTTTATTCTAAACTAAAAGAATGTTAACAAATTTTAACAGTTTTTACATTTATTCTTATCTTTAGCCTTAGCCAAATCTTTTAACTGTTTTTTACGTAGTTTAGTAGATAGTCTACCTGTCCAATGGCTTAACAACGTGAAGAGTATTATTAATACTACTGGTATCCATACTGGTGATACTATCCAGTACCACGCTATATCTAAACCTAATAATCTTGCTACCAATAATATCAGCAGCAAGATTAATAAAATGTTTGGCATTAATTTTTTTAAATTACTTTTCTCCATCTGGTATACCTGCTTCGAGTTCTTTAATCATACCCTCGACAATTGTATTTAATACAAAGTCGCTAATATCATCTATCATAACCTGGCTCATAACAGTAGTTTTCTCGGCTATCTCCATAGATATACCAGCTGCTTTTAAATTATGTAGTAATTTTTTCATCTTCTAGAGATTTATAGTAGTCTATTAAAGGCTGAGGATCATTAGATACCAATACGTTAGTAACTGCCTGTATACGTTCTACATTCCTAACAGTAAATGTATTTGCTAATGTTTCAAACATACTAACTATTTCGGATTGATATTCCAGGTACTCCTCATCGAATAATGTAGACTCCCTATCTATAGTCTTAGTCAATTGCTGGGTAAATTTATTACACGCAGCTTTTAACTCGTGACGTATCAAATGATGGTTGTTACCTAGTTTCAACTGACTGTAATTACAATCATCTTCCTTAAGGGAGTCAATCCTATCTATTAAGCATTGAGCAAAGATGAATATATCTAAGCTATATCTACGTATGTTATACATAGATTTTTCTGCTTTGGCTTCATTATTTTCTAGTACCTTTTGTGCTTCTTTTTCCTTTGCTTCTTTACGGGCGAGGTACTTATCCCGTCCTAGTTTAGTTCCCATATTTCTTAAAATCTTCAAAGTCAGGAACGATCATAAACAAATCAGTTTCTCTAAGTTGCTTAACCTGCTGTCCTTTGTAAGTGAATTCATTACCAGCATACTTACCGTAAATAACTTTATCATCTATATGTACGTGTTCCACATTAGGGCCTTTGAATAATATTACTCCCTGCAGAGGTAGATCCTGAGCAGTCTCAGGTATATGTATACCGCCTTTGGTTTTAGTCTCAGGTTCCAATAATGTAACTACTACAAAATTATCTAAGGGGGTTGGTTCTGTAATTGGTGTTTCTCTCATAATATTAAAAAATTGATATTAAATTTTCTTTCCTCATCGCTCTAGGACCTTTAGCCTCCAGATCATAGTAAGTAATTATATTAGGGTTAGGTTTTTTACCCGGCTTATTAGGATCCTTTTTAGGTATCTCCGGCATAAATTCAGCATTCTTAGTACCAATAGCCTTACGTATTGATCCATCAGATTTTTTATAGAAAAATACTGTTATACCTTTAAGTAAAGACTCTACTAAATAATTTAAACACTCTTCTGCAGTATGACCCTCGGTAATTATATTATTATCAGGACTATCCTTTAAATGCATACCTTTAAAAATTTGCTTACTCATAATTGTATATTTAATTTGTTAATACGTACAGTTTATTCTTTGCCCTAGTAATAGCAGTATAAAATATCTTACGTCTTGAATCCTCATCACTATTACGATAGATGTCACTCGAAAGTACGAATACATTATCATATGTCGAGCCTTGCGATTTATGGGCTGTGATCGCATAATTATACTTAATACGTGCAAAAAGTTCCTGAAATTGGTAATAATCTTTCCACGCTTGTTTACGTTGCCAATCTTCCAGGCCATTAGCCTTAGCATTTATGGCTATGTCTTTTAAGTACTTGGATACCGTATCAAAATCTTCCTGAGAATCCTCGTGTAAGATCTTAATAGGATAAGTGAATAACCTACCGCTATTAGTATAGTAATCTACATCTACTACATAATGTTTTAAATCCAGTGAATGCTCACCATCACCGCCAATAGTTAGAGTATTTAAGTAAAAATTGATAACCTCAAACTCTTGATTAGTATTAAATATGGTCTTACCATCTTCTTTAATTGGTTTATCTGCTATAAGTTTCTCACCCAATACTATTTTATTCTGTGCATCCTCTCCATACAACATATACCGTATATGATCATTCATTGCGTTTACTATTTTATTAGTCCACGCTAATACTTTTACATAATCAGAGTCTGCTGCAAATTTTGGTGATACGAAATATTTAGTAAGTAAATCAATTACATACTCCGGATCACACTCACGGGTAAATACTGCCTCTACTCCTGTACCATCATCTAATATATTAGTAAATGGTTTACGGTATCTATCAGCCATTATATCTAGTGATAACTGTATAATAGGATTACCCTCGGCTTGTCTACGTATTTTAGTAAGTTTATATTCTTCTATAGACCACTCTTCTATAACTTCTGGTCTAGCTATTTTAGTCTCTTGTAAACCTACTGGAGGGATCTGATTGATATCACCAACAAAGATAACCTTAACACTCTTATGCTGGTGTAGTGCATCTACCAACTCATCAGCTAACATAGAATACTCATCACAAATTATTATAGAATAATCTTTTACTTTAGAGCCTTCAAATGTAGGTTTAAATACTTCCTTACCCCATTGATCTATACTATGCTCTACTCCTAGTAGACTCTGTATAGTTAAAAATCCTAATCTTTCGTGGTAATAGTCGCACTGGTCACGTAGTACCTTGACCGCTTTATGTGTAGGAGCGCACATAGCTATACGAGCTAGTGTGTTCTCTACTAGTAGTGATTCAACTAATACGCTATTCAGATAAGTTTTACCAGTACCTGCTTTACCATCTAGTTTAGCAAACCGGCCTTTACCATTTTTGAGAAAATTAGTTAAACCTTTATAGGCGTATAACTGATCATCCTCTAGTGTATTTTGTCTTAATCTACTGGCATACCTCTTGCCTGCAGGCTTCTTTTTATTCAACATAATCCCTTAGTTGGTTAATAATTTAAGACTTAATTCTATTTCGGCTAGGGTGATTAATTGGGCTATACCTTTTTGTATGAGGAGTCATTACTATAAATCGCTCTCTACCTTGGTATGGCTTAGTATAATCTAATTTACCCTGAGCAATAGAGTAACCTACTGCCTCAGGAGTTAACCCTGGGTGATATTGTTTAATGAAATTTTTAATAGATAAAATTTCGTACTCAGTTTCCAAAGGCGCACCGTTTGGTTTGTCGCCCTTCTTACTTACTAATGTTTTGTAATCGATCTCTGCCATTTAGTTATTTTCAATGTATTCAATTATCCCGTTATAAATTTGACAGGCTAATGCTGCCTGAAAATATGGGTTTCTTAAGTGTACGAAATCGCGTACATTATCAAAAAATCCACACTCTATCAATACTGCAGGGCATTTAGTTTTTCTAAGTACATAGTAGTCTACCTCCTTATCGTGATCTCCATCACTGGTATCACTACGCATAGGTAAATCTTTTAATCTATATAGTTCCTCACATTCCAAATATATAGCCTCAGCTAATTTATCAGAGTTGGTAAACCCTTTAGTAGTGAATATTTCAAAACCTGTACCTCTATGGCTTTTGGATGCATTACAATGTATCGAAATGAAAATTGTTTCTGCAGGATTATAACTATTAGTTTTTCTAACTCTATATCCTAAACTTATATCTCTAGGATCATTAGCTGCTACAGTGGTTATAATATTATAATCAGGTAACATTTTTAAATATAGTTCTAAAAATCCCCCTATTTGCCTATTAAGTACTCCCTCATAGGCTACATCACCGTTATTGAACTTAAACATCTTTGCAGGTGCTGTAGTGTATTCCCCTTTTTTATTGATGCCACCGTGACCAAAATCTAATATTATATTTTTAATAGCCATTATGATTCATTTAATTTGCTCAAATATAAGTATTTTTTATTTAAGAATAAAATTATCTTTTAATTAAAGATAAAAATTTTTCGTAAGGTATTTTTGAAAGATTTTGCATTGATATGTGTAGAAATACACAGTTATCTACCTCCTCTAATCCAAAAGCTTTGCCTAATCCCTGGGATAGGCTGAGGTTCTTAAAACAAAAATGCCTAAGATCAAAAAATATATGCCAATCTTCTTTAGGCATACCGTTCTCACGCATAATAAGCATAGGCATCTTGCCGGACCTTTTACAATCCTCTATACATTGATCCCAAAACTTTCCTACTTTCTTAGAAAAATTTCCATTTTTTAGAATTAATTTCCTATAACTCTTAGTTTCTATCGTAAATGGGAAATTAATTTCCGGATCCTGTACTACTACATCCCCTATAAATCTAGATTCACCTTCCCAGCGTAATCCTCCAGATGAAGGAACACGCCCAAATTTAAAACCAGTCCAGTTACTAAGTACGTTAGCTAATAAGTACTCATTATCATTACCCTTACGTTTAGCGTTAATGGTCTTAGCCCTTTCTGGTATACCAAATAAATCATTATAAATAGATGTCGCCATACTGTGACCAATATTTTATCTTATCTTTTAAATAATCCTCATCGTACCAAATACGCGCTTTTCTTAAATAACTCCTATGAGCATTGTATAGCATAGCCATATACTGTTTTTTATCCCCATATTTATTATGCTGCTCCCTAGTTAATCCCATAAGTTCTTCTATACGATCCTCAGCTTTAGTACCTCCCATACCTCTAGCATCGATATGATGTACATCAACTGCTCTACCATTCCCCAGCTCACTAGGTATGTAATCCTGTTCTACATACCCGAAAGCTTTCATATAAATTTTAGTGTGTTCCTGCATTATAATACTCTACTTATACGATTCTCTTTCACTATATCAATGGTTTTGGTATTACGCATATCAATATCGGTTTTGTGAGTAATTACGTACACACTCTTACCTTGATCACATATAGACCTAACTAAGTCAAATGCCTGGTATAAACCATCCTCATCTAAACCGGCAAATGTTTCATCGAGGAAAATACAATTAAATTTTGTTTTAGAATCTGCTATTAAATCATAGAAAGCAAATGCTGTAGCAATATTAATACGGGCCTGTTCTCCTCCAGATAACTCATTATAATCCATCTCTACCCCCTCAGAGGTGAAACATTTTGTAAGAAATGGTTTACTAGCCTTATCCATATCTACAGAAAATTGTACCATTATACCTAATCGATCACAATATTTTAATATAGATTTGTTAAGGTTATTAAGCATAGCAAAAAATACATAACTCTTTATACCTGATGATCCGAAACCTTTATTAACCCACCAAGTAACTTTATCTAGTATATCACTTAATATAACTATTTTATCCTGACACTCATCGATAGTAGTTTTGTATTCTTCTACCTCCTGCTCAGTTTTCTCCAGATCGATAACCAGCTGCTTATTTTCCCACTCCTCTATCAAAGTGTTAGTATCTTCTAACCTAGTAGATATGTTCTTTTCTTGGTTTACTTCGTTTACCATTTTATACTTAAGCTCGGTTACCTCTTTATCTAGAGCGTGTATATTTGCACCGGCTTCCTTAATTTTTATTAACTCAGTTTTTAGTTCTTCTAATTTTTCCTGCTTACCTTCTCGCTCTTTTTCTAGACGATTTTTATCAGCTTCTAATGCAGGCAGTGTTACCTCGTGGATATCTTTTACATTTTTACTTAATATCTCTATTACTTCATCCTCCTTTTTTATCTTATTTGATATAGCTATTTTGGCATCCTTTATTTTACTAGGGTCTAAATCAGCACCACACGTAGGGCAATCAGTATCTACATTATCAAAATCCTTCTTAAGTTTACAAATTAATTTTTTACTATTATTTAACTGCTCATCCCCTTTTTTAGCATTATTACTAGTACCTATGATATCATTATCTATAGTACTCAACGCCCTAGTATCTAGGTTTATAGAACTTTGTAAATCATCCATCTCATTCCTCTTACTGCTTACCTCCTCATCATTACCATCCAGCTTTAGTAGTTTTTCAGTCTTATTATCATACTCAATTCTTAAAGCAATATAATTAGCCTCAGACTGTTTTAAATCTTTTTCAATACCTGTTTTGGTAATACGTAAAGTATCTAATTTTTCCTCACGCTTCTTTTCAAATTCCTGCAGATCTTTTTTATCACGCTCTAATTTATCAAGTGCATTACCCAGCTTTACCTCTGCAGTATTTAATTTAAATTCGTAATCAGTTTTCTTATCCTGCGCTACTTGCTTTTTTTCTTTGGCTTTTGCTTTAGCAGCATCTATAAAATCTAGATTAAATAGTTTTTCAAAAATATCACGTTTTTCGGATGGGGATGCTTCTACTAATCTTTTCATCTTCTGACCGAATACTACTGAGTTTAAAAAAGTGTTAGAATCTATACCAATCAAACTATTAATAAATTCCTGTGAATCATTATTATATAATTCATCCCCCCTAAGTTTGTACTCACCATTGGTATCTTCAAATACCATTAATTTATCATCCCCCTTTAAGCCTAAGGTTTCACCTTTGTACTTTATATGCCTAGCTATTATGTAATCCTTACCATTAACTGATATATTTAACATAACTCTAGTTCCCTGGAAGGATTTAGATCGGTATTCTTTTTTACTGGGGATTTTAGTTTTAGTAGTTCCTTTAAGGTTCTCACCATATAAGGCCCAGAAAATACCCTCTACTAAGGTAGATTTACCACTACCGTTTTTACCCTTAACTAGATTTATACCTGGCCGTAGGTATGAAAACTCATCAGCTGTAACAAAGGATCGAAACCCTTCTATCTGTATATTATTAAAATTAATCTCATTCATTGTCCTTAGTTTAAAAATGATAACCCTACCTGCAGTAACTCCTGATCCTCTCCATCGGCCTCCTCCCAGTAATTAGTGAGTATGGTTTTTGCCTTTAGGCTAGTATTAAATTTAGTAGTATCTACATCCTGATCGGTTTCAGGTACATCTATACTGGCTAGAGGTATTATAAAATCGGTTGTATTCTCACCTATCTCATCTTTAGCTAATGGTAAGAATCTAGGATAATCTAAAGGGAAGAATTTAATGCTTTGATCATCTGTATCATAAATTAATAATCCTTTCTCCTCCCCCACATCTCCCTGATCTCTATGTAATGGAGATCCTACTACTACAAAATTAGGGGCTAATCTCTGCCTCTGATGAATATGACCGCACAAAACCATATCATAATACGAGTATACCGGATCATCCGGATCCGTATCTGCAGGTATAGTAGTATCTGAAATATTGTTAGGTGTTTGGTGTATCATAAGTATGTTGTGATCATCACTAGATAAATATTTAGTGCTTTCATTTAATTTAATGTGATAATGCTCCGAATATTCATAATAAGGTATTCCAGATATAGTTATACCTAGATCTGCATTCTCATATTTATCATTATCAATTAATTTGAAATTGGTACGAATTGTTGTATAGTTCTATTTACTACCTCGGTAGGTATAGCTTTTACCTGATCATATAAATCACCTGGAAATAATATAGTATCTGACCCTATTTCCTGACACAATTCAAAAGCATCCTCTAATACTTTCAAACAATTATCTAATCTAATTCCATTCTTATTATATTGCTTGTAAGAATGGATATGTAAATCACTGAGTATCACATATTTTGCCATAGTTCTTCAAAATTTGGTACGAAATTTCTATAATTGCTGAGGTCATAAACTGCAATCATTCTGTTTATATTTAACTGGGTTTTCTTAATTTTAACCTTTCCGGGTTCCTCTATTTTCCGGATAACTTCTGTAAGTACATTAGGAGAATGTTTAGCCTCCTCATAATACTTTTTAAGTTTGGTTACACCTAGTACACCTGTATATGCTTTGGGTATCTTATCGCTGGTACATCCTATTAGTAATTTTTCCAATGCTTCAAAGTATCTATCTGAGTCCTCCATAAGCCTCCGCTTAAATGGTTGGTAAACAAATACTTTATTTTTAAGATTAGCCATTTGTAGAAAATCTCCGTCCTCGGAAATTAAAACACAATTGCCATACTTCTCACTAAATAAATAACATAAATCATCAGCCTCTAACCCATCGTGTTTAATACAATCATATTCCTCCTCTAATTTTTCATATATCTGAGGTAATAACCTACTAAGTTGACCACTTCTATTTTTATTCCTCCCGGCTTTATAGCCTGGGTAAATCTGATAACGAAAACTATCCGAATCTAAACACATAACAGTATGCCCTATTATAAATTTATGGTTACTAGACACACGTAACAAAGTTGATGCTATTGATTCTACGATACGATTATACAGCATATTGGCTGTAATATTTTTGGTTTTCTTTTTTAAGCTGTGGTAATTTCGATGGATGAGTATACTTGTATCAAATACTATTCTATATCTCATCGTATATAATCCTGTGTTAAACTGTTCTTTGTAGGATCTGGTATATTACATCCTACGTCATAGAAAAAAGTTTGTACTTTTTCTTTAAATTCGTTAAACTCCTTAGTGTTCATCTGGGATGTAGTTTTGTAATCAAAATACATTACCTCCTCACCAAAAACAGTTTTAAATTTAGGCTCTACTTCCTGTACTCTTGTTAATATATAGGCGTGTGCCTGATCCTTGGTTATAGTCTCTCCCTGGGTTTCTTTATGCCAAGCTCGTACACATACTATAACCACTCCCCAGTAATATCTATTCTGCGCCGATGAACGTTTATACTGCATCGGTCGTATATCTATTAACAATTCTTTACCTACTAGGCCGTGTAGTACTCTCTTTAACGCTTTACCAAAGGTTAAGTTAAGAGTAGTACACGACTCTGTAAGTTCTCCAGTTAAAGTGAATTCTTCCACCTTACATATTGTTTAAATCCTTCATTAGATCACGATCACCACCGCCTGTATTTTTCTTACGTACAGTTTTCGCTGGTTCCTCAGTAGTATTTTTCTTACGAGTAGGTTTTACTGCCTCCTCAGCTTTAGGTGCTTTACCTCTTCTACGTGGTGCTGCTTTCTCCTCAGTTTTACCCTCAGCAGGTGCTGCAGTACGGTTAGGCCTTTTCTTTTTAGGTTTATCCTCAGTGTTAACCTTTGGTTTAGTAGGCATCGGATCACCATAGAAATAATTATCTAAAACTCCTTTTAAATAATCATCAGGATAGATACCTTTTTTAACCTCGGATACTACATCGAAACCAGTGTTATAGTACTTCTCATCCATTTCCAGGGGAGTAGTCCAAGGCATAGCAGAATATTCTGTATCCATACCGCTACCCTTTTTAGATAGGATAAATCCGAACCCCTCTACTCTATCTGTAAATCCATCCTCAGTACCATTCTGAAAACCTCTGGATAATGCTACCTTATGCATAGACTTCATTAACTGTGGTCCAATAGTAGCAAATTTTACACAATCATCTACTACCTTTACACTGTCCGGTACTGCACTATCACCAAACTCACAATCTAAGTGTAATAATGCCATAGCAAAGTCACTAGATTTTTTGAATTTATCAGAATCATAAAGGGCTTTTAGATCTGCATCTACTTTCATTTCCTCTTTAAGTTCCTCTATATACCTCTCGATAATACAAGGGTTTCCAAAAGTTGCAGGAGATACATAAGGTTTACTATTAATCCAGTAAACAGTACGCTCTACAAAATATAAACCGTTCATTGCTGGACTTGGTGGTAATACTCTTACGTCCGTTTCCTCTTTAACATCCTTTTGCGTAAAGAATTTGTTACCGCCTCCCCTACTGTCTAAATCTTTTTGGTATGCTTTCATACCACTTAAGTTTAATCCCATAGTTTTAAATTTAAAATTAATAATTACAAATATAGTTAAAAATAATTGCTAGTCTGTACTTTTCAGCAAATATTTTTCTTCTTCGAATTCTTCTAGATCCACATAATCCAATAAATGCTTAGGTATATAAAAAAATATTGAATCGTGAACAGTGTTAAAGAATATAACTTCCTTAGGTAATCTATGTCTTAGTATTGCTATGGAGAATAATGTATACTCTCCACCGGTTCCCTGTATTGGACTATTGATAGCAAACCTCACATCACTCGACTGTTGGTAAGAATAATCCTCGTTTATATGAGGTAGTCTACGCTTTCTACCAAATAATGTACGTACAAAACCATCACGCTTACCCATATTGGTATACTCCTTATGCCATTTCTTTAACGAAGGATAAGCTGCAAAAAACTTATCATAATGCTCTTTTGCTTCATCATAGGTAAGGATAAGGTTAAAAGTATTTTTACAATACTCCAGGTAACCATCTATGGAAATATCATATACTAACCCAAAGTTTGCACCTTTGGCATTACTACGTTGTTTTTTCCTATAAGCCGGATCTAATTCTAAAAATGAATCGTAATCAGTACCACTAAGTTTAGAGGCAGTCATAGTATGTAAATCAATACCTTGAAGGTATGTACTCATCATAGTTTCATCGCGGGAAAAGTTAGCTATTAATCGTAACTCTGCCTGTGAATAATCAAACTGCATTATGTAGTAATTATCCGATTTTGGTACAAAAAACTGCTTAACTCTTTTCAAACATTTAACTGCATCTGGGTCATCTACCTTACTCCTAGCTGGTATATTCTGTAGATTAGGGGCTACACTTGATAGCCTACCAGATACAGTACCATTTAATTTGAAACTAGTATGTAAATACCCATCCTTATCCAATAACTTAAGTATTCCCTTATAATAAGTAGATACCATTTTGGCTACTGATCGGTATTCAAAAAGACAATTGATAAAAGGATGCTCATCGAATTCCTTTAGGTAATCTGCCCCAGTAGTTTTTACCTGTACGTAATCCCCTCCCCTAAATTCTTCCTTCATTGGTAAACCTAATCCTGCAGGAGTAAATAATAAATCCGCTAATTGATCCGGACTATTAAAATTAATACCTGTGTACACTTTAAGAGTACCTAGTTTAATTTCTTGCTTTTTAGCCTGGTAACCTTTTATAATTTTATCCTCAGAAATAACTAGTTTACGTTCCTCATAACTAGTGATATTTTTTAGAGTTCTATTAATTTTGGTATTCAATTTACTGTAATTAGATCTTTTACTAAGTTTGTCCTCCTCGGTCACAACCATTGCAGCACGTTCTTTTATATACTCAGCGTGTTGTGAATTTAGTTGTACTAACTTATCATCTATCTTACCAGTTAACATAGCTTTTCTATTAGCTATACTGGTATTTAAATTTTCTAACTCTTTTCTGTTTTTCTTTTTCGACTCGTATTTTTCGAACTTCTTAACCTCTCTGAAATTTTTCAATTTGGTTAATTTCCTCTTAAGTATATCCTCGGCCTCTATGATTGAATCGTTTAATAATGTTCTATCTATTTTTGCTCCGTGGTGTTCTGCTTCAAATAATGATCTAAAGGCAGGCATAGTTAGATTCCTATAGAGAATATATAATAAATGATCTGGATCATCATTAATTAACATCTCCTCAAACATCACCCATAACCTTAATGTTATATCAGTATCGATACCGGCATACTGTGATAATATAGTTAGGGGAGTAGTAGCATAATGATATTTTTTTAATGCTTTTTCATAATTAGCATACTGTGGAAAATACTCACGGGTTAGATCTTTCAAACCATTTGGAGTAAGTTCGTTAAGTATGTGACTCATTAACATTGTATCGTTGAACCTACCAGAATATTTATGTATACCGTTTACTTTATTCCAGTGCATATCAAACTTAAGGTTATGCGCAATTTTGATAACATTTGGATTATTGAATAATCTACGCTCTAACTCTGAAATGAAATACTTTACTAATTCCTCACTTAATATAGGATCCTCTGTATCCAGAACTACGTACTTTCCTCCTTTCTCTAAAATATTACCTGCATCATCATAATCAAATACAGGCTCTCTATGATACAGAGGTATTATATAACTACTCCCAATTTGAAATGATATACTGAGAACTGTACAAAACATAGTTTCATCATACCATTTTAATCCGGTAGTTTCATAATCGAAACATCCTATACCAGTTTGCTCTACATAATCTAGAAGAGTATCAAACATATTCTTAGATTCTACTAATATACTTTGGGTATAATTAATCTGTAGTGCTTCCGTATTACCGGTAACTACATAGAAACATTTATCTATAGCCCTAGAAAATGCCTCCAGTGGTTTTATGTTACCGTATTTTACTAATTGATTTTCTATATATGATCCACTGTAGCAAGTTATTACACTTGGCTTATGTTCTAAGGTGCCAGTGAAATTAATTATAGTATTTAATTGATCGGCTGTTTTTATTAAGGTTCCTTTGGTTAGTAATTTTGTAACATTAGATCCCAAGCATATTATAACTTTTGGTTTTATTTTATCAATTTCTCCAGCTAAAATATCTAAGAAATCATTATCATCATCGGATGTAGATGCTAGGAAATCTGGGTAAGTTACCCCAGTATCACTAGGTATATATTTCTTTACAGCGTATGTACAGTAGATATCATCCAGTGAATAACTTTCACGGTCGAACTCTAACGATTCATTTACTATTTTTTTAAAATTTGGGTAATGCTCGAAAAAGGTATTATTCTTATAATCGTACCGGCTAGGGTATTCCCCTATCAGCATTATACCTAAATCAGTATTACCTCTACCTTGTACTAAAAAATTACGCATCCTTTATATAAATTTTACCTGATTTAGTTCCTACATTATTATCCTTGAAAAAATTAACTAACCATTGAACACAGGTTTTTTCATCCTCACACTTAGATTTTTTAGCTACTACATCTAAAATAGTGGCTGTGGTATATTGGTAAGGGTTTTCTTTAAATAATTTTAGCATATTCTCTGTAGGTACCTGTGTAAAATCCCATTCATCTACATAATGCTCAGTAGGTTTTTTAATTTTCTTCCCTAAATCCTTAACCAGTTTTGTTTTTAGAATTCCACATACCTCGTGAACTGAACATATATTACATTCACTAGATGCAGGATCATACTCCTTACCGTAGCAATCAGATTCTACTACCAAATCCTCAGCATTAAAAGGTTTTGTTAAATCAATCTCGTGTTTTTTCGTTTGCGCTTTCTTTGCCATAATTTTTATTTTGGAAACCCTCTACCATCTGCAGAGTATTGGTATTCTATATCAAACTCCTCTTTTTTATAAATCCTGATCCTATCCCTAGAATGTTTAGCTACCCATTTTGCATCATCATAAAAATCTATAATATCTAGTTTGTCAGCTTCTTCCTGACCTTCTTCCCCCATACGTAATCCCCTACCGCATACCTGTTTTATAGTAGTACTAGAGTTCCCCCCTTGTGTCATAATCAAAGCACGTATAATAGGGATGTTTGCCCCCTCCTTTAGTATCATAGTACTGATTAATATTTTAATGTCCCCATTCTTAAAACTTTCGATTTTCATACTCTTAAGTTTATCAGTACTATGTGTAAATTCTGAGTAAACTAAATGTTGCTCTAATAACTCATTATTAATGTACTCAGCATGTGCTTGATGTTCTACCATTATCAGTATACTGCGATCCGGATATTTCTTACAGTATTCACCTATTATATCTAACCTCTCTGGGCTATATCGTACTACGTTGTCTACAGTTTCACTATAGTTTAACCGCTGCTCAAATGGAGGAGTATTAAGATATATTTTAACTGTAGGTTTGGCTGATACATTTTTATCAATTAATTGTTTATTGGTAACTTGGTATAAAGTAGGCCCTGATAAACCTATCAGCATTAAATTTCTACCTTTGTTTTTCCCTTCTAAAGGAGTACCTGATACAAAATATCTACCTCCTGCAGGAACCATAGTTAATAATTTTGAATACTCATTACCACCACCTCGATGGGATTCATCAACAAACATATTAACATACTCTGTTAGATCCTTTTTTACGTTAACCGATTTTTTAGCTTTATTGTATAATGATTTATACATAGCTATTGTAAAATCTGTAGGTTTGTATTTCTTAGAATCTATGATACCTACATCAAACATAGTACTAAAGAATTTAATAGCCTGTTTGAATATAAGTGCATTATGTAATATCATAATACTCTTACCTGTTGTATTTTTATGTATCCCTGCTATCAAGGAATTTTTACCAGCATTAGTAGCCATATCATAAATACCTCTAGGGAAAAATAATTCATTATCTCCTAAGGTAATCCAATTAAACCCAGCCTTAACTGCATCTGCTTGGTACCCATCCGCATAAGTTTTCAAATTCCAATCACCTATAACCGGATCAAAGTACTCATTAAACTCTGGAAGGTTATCACGTTCATCCTCTATTATAACATTTGCCCCTTTAGATACTAAGAAATTATATACTGCAGGTAGGAAACCAGTAGCGAAAGATCCTTTAGGTGTGCAAAATCTTTGCTTACCATCCCAAATTTTTTTCTTATATGCTTTAGTAAAATATGCACCAGGTACCGGTACACTCAGATAATCACGCATCTCCTTTATAATATCAAATGGTAGGAGGTTATCCTTACCTCCTATAGTCACATCACACTTAATATTATTTACCCTTATTATCATAAAGTAAATAGTTTTTCTGTACGCTGATAATTAGAATTTTTATCTAATATAGTTTTGTGCTGTATTTCTTTAACACATTTAAAATCACTCGGGGATTTATACTCAGATATAAATATAGTATGACCATTACGCTTCTGTATCCTGCACCATTCCCAGAATATATCATGATTAAATTTACTCCCATAATTTGTAGTACCTTCATAAGGAGGGTCACAATATATTAATGAATTAGTAGGAAAATCCATATATAAATAATCACAATGTAAAAAGTTTATATTTTTGAAATTATTTGACTGTTTAACCAAGACTCTACTACCCCTAGCTGCATAATTATCGCCCTTACTATTAGATGCATAACCTCCCCACCATTTACCTCCAAAAGAGCATAAAAAGCCTACAAAACCTACTAATTCATTTGAGTAATTTTGTTTATTGGCCTTTATATCATAGTATAAATCTTTAGTAATATCACTAGGAGGTATGTATCCATTCTTTAAGGCTTTTAATAAACTTATTAAATATAAATGCGAATCAGCTCCTATTTTCTTACTAGACGGTATTTTATCTATCATATTAGCCCCTCCTACAAAAGGCTCTATATACCACTGATCATTACTATAATTTTCCATTATTATAGGAATTAAATGTTTAGATATCCTATTCTTAGATCCCATATACTGCATAATATTCTTATTTTTTTTATTTTATTTTTTTCCTTACTTCATGACATACGCAAATATAAAACTTTTATTCTAAACTAAAAAATATTTATTCACTTAATCTTTTTTTCCTAGCCTCCATAATATAATCTTTAGTCTCAGTACTCATAGTTTTTGTAGGTGCTGGATTTTGTTTCTTAATACCTGCAGATTTTCGTGAATATCTATTATATCTTTCTAAAGCTTTTAATCCATAAAGTTGTCCAGGTTCCGGTACCACGTTTAGAAAACTAAGCCCCTCAAATTGTGCCTCTAACCAGAGCTCATAATTAGCACTTACCTCATCAGCCTCCATTCGTGCATAGATGAAGTGTACTAAATCACTATCCTTTGACATATGGTATTCTACCCCACTCTGATGCAGTATACCCTCCCCATACATTTGATACATCAGTTTGCTACCTTCTGGGTTTTCATCTTCGCGTATCAGTAATCTAGATTCAAACTCTTGGTAAATCTGATCCCTATAATAGTTGAATTTATTTAGACCAAACCTTTTACCCATTATATCTAAACCAATTCTAATGAATAAATCAATACCCTTATCGGTATCCGTTATATCGAAATCCTTAGCAAACTCATCATAAATACTCGCTGCAGTCTTAAGTACCTCATATTGCTTATGGTCCTTAGTAATATTACCTACTCCTTTATGCCCTTGGTCCATTCGTATCCCTCTAAGTATACCATTAAACTTTTCTACATTGTTGGATACTGCTCTAATATTTTTAGAAACTTTCCTAGCTGTAACTGTATTGGTAAATACTGCGGTACGGTTAACACACCTCCTAGCTCTCATCTTTTTCATAAAAGTTAAGTACTCAGTATCTGTAAACTCCAAACCATAAGAGTCTAACACCTGCCTCATATCTGAGGATTTTATACTAATTAATGCATCCCTCATTTTGATAATATACTGATAGCCTTTGACCTAGTAAGTAACTCTTTAGTGTCTGCTATCTGTTTTAGTAGTAATTCTTTACCTTCAGGTGTGCTACCTAGATCATTTATATCTTTACAATCCTCTGACATAATAGGATCTAGATCTGGTACATAAATATCCTTAAGCCCTATAAATTTCATAGCAGCCTTAATAGTTTCCTCTCTAAATCCGTAATCGTGCAAGAAAACTAATGATTTAACATTGCTCATCAGTAACTGCTCCAGCTGGTAATCAGATAAATCCCACCCCAAAATAGCTACTCCATCATCACCAATAGTAGCTGCATCACTCCAGCCCTCCATTACATATACCTCCTCTTCTACATCTAATGCATCCTCATTATATATGATCTGAGATTTACCTATACCAAATTTCTCAGTAGCTGGGTTTTTGTATTTATATTTTAGATCTCTGTTTAGGAAATCCCTACCGATGAAATATTTTAATACCCCATCTTTTTTAAATGGAATGATAATATATCCGTAGAAACTTTCTTTAAAATTCTGTTTATCCTCTTCAGTGCAATAACCAAACCCCTCCTCATCTAATTTATCAATATCAAAACCTCGTTTAGTTAAAAATCTCCTAGCTCGTTTACCTAGTACCCCAGATCCTTCTGCTATACTAACAAATCCTTTAGGCATTACCACCTCCTTACGTTCCAAAGTTGTTAGACTTTTTACGCTCAGATCTATAGCAGTCTCATCATAATCCTCTATCATTTCCTTAGCTACCTTGTAATCTATGTCCTCATACTCTTTGATGAAATCCATTATAGATCCACGGTACCCAGTAAGCCAGCATTTAACTTTACCGTAGGCAAAATTTACACACATCTTTTTCCTCCCTGCAGCAACTGCACCGGCATCAAATGGATTTACAAAATAGTAATAACCATTACTCCCTCCATCTAAATCAAAGGTGTGAGTAAAATAACTATATGCTTTTTGCCTGTTCATCTATGGTAATCTGGTTAAAGGTTTAGCTGGAGTGAATCTAATAGATCTAGATTCACCTACGGTAAATACTTTACCAAAACCTGCACGACTTCGCTCAGGTCTGTTTACACAACTGAAAACACCTATACCATCGATCTTAACCCGTGGCTCAGTTTTCAAAGCTTCTGCCAAATGTTTAATGAAACAATTAGTAACTAATTTAATATCATCTCTACGTACACCTAACTCCTCGTATACTTTTTCCTGTATCTGTGTTTTAACCATATCTAAAATTTTAATGATCTCCAAAATATATCCCTTAACTCGGATCTATAGAAGAATTGTTTTTTACCTTTTGGGAACCATACACCATTAACCCTTACTCTAAATTTTCTCTTAAATCTAAAATCATCACCGAACAAAGCACTATCAAAGAATTCTACTTTCGATGAATTAGGTTTGCCCGGATATCGTAGCAATATTGTTATTTCTGGTTTCCTCTTATCTCCCATTATCATTGACCGGTACCGATGTTTTAAAGGATCCAGCTTGCTACAGCTGCTACCCTTGGTACCGTAATTTTATGCATTCAATTTTTTATTTTTTCCAAATGTATATTTACTCGGTTCAGGTCTTTGTGCAATCTCACCACCTAATTCAGTTTCTGTATTCCTACCCCAGAATGTTTCATCATACTCTACCAGCATACGCGCCTCATCTATGACTATTGGGCATTGATCGTGGTAAGAAAACCTTTTACCTTCACGCTGGGCAACTGGTACAAGAGTGGCAAACCCCTTTAGCCTCTCCTCATCTGTACCAGCTATCCCAAATGCTGCGTGACAGTTATGTGCTTTGGCAAAATCCTCAGCAAAATCTGTAAGGTTAATGTGATCTTTACCTACTGCAGCTTTATTAATCTGAGATGGTGACATACCAAACATACCCCATTTGTTATTAAGCCTGATAGCGTGGTGATATACATTTTGTATCTGTAGTCTACGCTCAGTAATTCGTTTATCCGTTGGTACAAACAGATCCAGGTAATCGTAAACAATTAGATCCGGTTTAAAACCATCTTGCTCGTGTAGTTGTTCTAATCTCTCATCGACATCATCCAAGGTACTTACATAAGCTGGGAAATACTCTGTACGCATCTCACCACCCATAGCACCGTAACCCTCTACGATGTTATCTAATTCATCTCGATACTTACCCTCAAATAATTCCTCACGAGTACAGCCTAGCATACACTGGTAAGCTCTGTTTGAAATAGAGTCTACAGAGTTCTCTGCATCAGCAAAGAAAACCTTTAACCCATCCCGTACATAATTCACAACGATGTTAAGCAGCACCCCAGTTTTAAAACCTTTCGGGCCACCCATTATGATGATAAGCTGTGGTTTATGGAAACCTCTAGCAGCGGTAAGTGTGTTTAGTTTGTGTAAGTAAGTTGGTATCCCTTCAATAGGTTTTTTACGATCGGTAGTATAATCTTTTAGTAAATATTTACCCTCGTAATGCTCCTTAGTGTCATTACCAAGATTCACGATGTACTGCATATTGTTGTACATCTTCTTTAAAATCTTCTCATCAGCTTTACCAATTTTATCGGCATTCTCTTCGAACATTTTTTTAACCATTTGGTTTTTTGCAAAGTCTATCACGGTATCTCGTGTAAACTTCTCATCAATATCCATCGGATCAAATGACTGCTCTAGAATAGATAATATCTGGTCATACGCTTCTGTGTTAATGCCTATTTTATCAGCCTCAATATCGAAAGCACTGGTAATAGTTTCTTTGTTTGGTATTTTGTTGTATTGCTGTACGTAGCTCTGTAGTATTTCGAACGCGATTTGATAAACCGGTATATCGAAAATTGATTTATTAAGAATTAGTAAGTATTCTTTTGACTCAGATCGCTGGAAGAAATAGCGTAGTACGTTTTTTTGAAAAGATAGTTTCATAAATCCCGATTAGCTTTGTTTGATATTATGTGTAAGAACTAGTCTAACAGATCTTTGGAGAACATCTAGAAAATCAAAACTAAAAAAGTATACTATGACTTTACAAAGCTTAAACGGGATTTGAATATTTTTTACGAACATAATTTATTTTTTAGTTTATTAATTTTCAACATTCTTTTTAGAACTGTTAGACTGATGCAAATATAGCAACCTTTTTTCTAAAAATAAAATTTGGATATGAAAAACCTTTCCCGTTCTCGCGTACACGTATACACACGCCTATGCATACACACCCACGTATACGCACGAGATAACACTTTTTAAATTTTTTTTTGTTTATTTTTTTTTATAATAGCCTTAAGAAAGTTGATAAGGGTAAGCGAGGAACGAGCTTACTCTTACCAGAATATTTGCGAAGCAAATTTCTGGCTATAATATAAATTATATAAATTTATATTAATATAATTAACAACACGGGTATATACGCACACGGGTTATATTACGCGTACACGTATACACGCACGAGTTATAATTATTAATACTACGTAGTAGTATTAGTTTATTTATTTTCAGCTTTGGAAGCTATTACACCTAATGCAGGAAAGAAGATACTTAAAAATCTTAAAATCTTAGGTAGGAATTGTATCACTAGATATGCTATTGCACCCCATTTTAACCACCAGGGTATACGTTCTATGATTTTCGTCTCATAGGTATCTAATGTTTTATCTATTTGCTCTGATTCACTGATAGTAGTATCTACCGTAGTATCAGTAATGTTATCAGTGGATTCTTTTACACTCTTGGAACCAGGTACTTTTATCTCAATATCAAGTTTATTACCACGTTTACTAACTGAGTATCCAGATTTACGTAGTGCAGATTCTACTGCTTTATCAAAATCTCCCTGGGCTAAATCAATGGAAAATTTATCAGTTATTGCTGGTATATTTTCAATTTCGGTAACTTTATCAGTAGTTTTATCTGTAACAGTATTTTTATCTACCTCAGTTTTCTTATCGATAGATGTAGTCTCTTTTGTGTCTTTTTGGACACTTTTCGTTAACGCACAGGAGTTAACTATAAAAAGTGATACCAATATACTAGAAATTATTAAAAGTGTCTTAAATCGCTTCATTTGCCTTAGTTTTTATTTTTGAAATTTGCTAGTGCTTCGGTATTCTTTTGAACAACCGATATAAATAGATCCTGATTTTTATTCATATTATCCAGTACTAATGATCTCATAGTATTAGATAGTTCTAAATGCTGTCTATTATTTTTGTCGTTGATATCTGCAAACATCTCAGCCATATCTTTAATAATGTTATTTACATTATTAGTGCTTTGAATATGAGTGCTATTGGAATCTTTTATTACCTGTATAAGTTTATCCTCTCTGGCTGTTATAAATGCCTCAAATTCTAACCGCTGCATATTAAGTTGATCGGTTAGTACTTTCTCCCTTTTAATGTGTTGTATATTCGTTCTGGACTCTATACGCTTAATGTACATAAACATAAAGTATATAGCTACCAGAACTATGGTAAGAAGTATACCGAGTATTCCGTATTGTTGTAGAGGGCTTAATAAGTCCATTTTTTATACTTAAAGTCATATACTAACCAGGCTAGTAAATGCATAATCATAAATAAGATAGTTATTATTAAAAATACCATCCTACGAGAATCTATATCCTCCATACCAGTTAGAAAAATTGCGTAGAATATTTTTGCTGAGGATATACCGCAGCTTAATATACTTAAAGTTCTTATTAATGTTATCTTAGATAGTAGTAACCCTGTCAATGAAAATAAATATATACACCCAAAGTTAATAAAATAGGAAAAATTAGCCGGTAAATTTTTGTGGGAAGTAAAATATATTATGTTACCTCCCACAAAAATAATATTAGCTAATATAGCTATAATGTGTGTTTTTTTAAATCCCATCTCCGTTATTAGGATGTTCTATACCATCTCTTGATTTTTGTGTGTGACTTTGATTAAAGTCTTTAGCAGCTATACCGATTAAGGCTGTACCTACAGCAGAACATATAGTACCTATTATAGTAAGTGTTTTATCTCCTCCAGTAATTGCCATACCTAGTATAGAAGTACCTGCAGCTGATAAAAGTCCCCCTATTGTCGTCATCCAGTTTTTAAGCTTCATAATTTTTGATTTTAGATTTATTTTTCCTATTTAAAAAATACCTGTACCCCAATGGAGTTAGTATACTTACCCCTAAAATAACCAAATGTGTTACACAAGGATGTGATATAACAAATCCTAGTGAAATCAATTGTAAAATATTAACCAAATTTCTCATATACTTTTTATTTAATTTCTTCTCCTACCTGAAAACACCATATATACATTCTGTACAACATTGACGTCTTCTCTGACCATTATCTCTACAAAGTTTGTACCTCTTCTTTTAATTGACCATTGTAAAGTAGCTGCAAAAAAAGCTTGATTATTATCGCTAGTGCTAACAGGTTCAAAATTTATATTCATCATAAACCTAGAAGATCCAAAAGAACTAAAAACTATTCTATACAAATGTCTATTATCTGCTACTAAAGTACGATTAACTGACGTAGTTCTATAACTCTCAGTTAACACTCTATTACCTGTACTACCAACATTACCCACATCACCTAAATAAACCCTACCACTAAATGCATTAACGAAATCAGGATCTATAACTGGTAATGTTACACTGGAAATATTAACCCCGTTTCTACGCATTCTAAGTACTTGACCATCTAAAAATAATTGATTAGGTACTGTAGGTTTATTCCTGATAAATGCATCACTAGTAGCATTATCTATATTCCAATCAGCTTGTACATTAACCTCTGCCTGATCTTGTATACCATTAAGTTTATCTAATAGTAATTGAGTAAAATTATTATCAGTATGTACGTAATTACCATCCTGTACATAATTTCCATTATTTAAAAAGGAAACCAATGCAGCAGGAGTAATACTTAAATTAGCGCTTATCCCTGCTATAGTTTCAGCTACAGTAGCTAACTCTACTATACCTGCATTACTAGTGGTAGCTATTCTAGCACTTAATCCCGCAGGTGTAATTGCTCTGGTATCATCTGTACCAGCAATAGTTTCATTAGCTGTAGCTAACTCTGTGATACCTACTATGGTTGTAGTAGCTCTCTGAATGCTATCTATAACGGCCTGCTCCCTATCATCTACATATTTTTTAGTTGCTGCATCTCCATCCTGTACAGGAGTTTTTATATTCTTAACCGTGTTACCATTAGCATCTAGATCAGTATCAATGATACCGTTAAATCTATCTACATACCTCCCTTGACTACCTCCGTATTCTGGTGATTGTGTTCTGCTGTATACAACACCTGGAGCAAGTAAAGAAGTCACTCCTGCAGGTAAAGTTAGAGTACCTATAATAACCTGTAAGTTAGGTTTATCCAGTGTAGGTAATGCTCCCCCATCCGGACCCTGTATTACTCTGTATACTGCCTCAGTACCTCCCTGTACATCTATGTAATCGTGTTCTACTACTACATAATCTATACGAGGTTGGCTAGTAGTTGGTGCGAAATCTATAGATACTCCTGCATCTTCATTAATTACTACACCTTGTTTAGTAATTACTATACCTAACTCAGGAGTTAATGTACCATCCTTCTCGGTTTTTCTATAGCCAGTAGTAACGTGGTTTAATTGCATATTCATAGTACCGCTTAATACTGGATCGAACCCACGATATAAACCGGCATCTATAATACCTAATCTCCACTGATCTAATCTAAAAGTTAAATCATCATCTTGAAAATTCCAAAATCTACTCTGTGCCATTTTATACTTTATTTTTAATCTATAGTGAAACTAATCTCTTGCCAGTTAGTACCATCATAAAATTTTAATTTATTACCTTCTTCGGAATCAATAATAAGTGTTCCCACCAAAGGGCTAACTATACTAGATTTTGCGACAGGGGTTAATTGTAATGAATTTGGAGTTATTTCATCTACATATTTTTTATTCGGTATATCGTTAGGGTCAGAGAAAACTAAATCAGCTGTAAGAGTACTCAAATTATATCTAAAAGCTTTATTATCATCTGTTATATTTAATAAAGAAACTTTACCAGTATAAGAAAAATCTGTAGAATTTAAAATTATATCAGACCCCCCTGATAGAATAGTAACTGTACTATTTAAATCTGTACTATTTAGAGAAATAGACGAACTAGAGTTTATATTTATAGCCCCATCTCCTGATCCTATACCTGCAAAAGAGTTAATACTCAGTGATCCTACATTAGTACTAAAATTACTTAATCCATTAAACCCTGCACTATTTTCATTTATAAAAAAATTACTAGTTCCCGCTAGAAAAGCGAATGTATTTCCATTCAGATTTAAATTTCTAGAATCGGTTAAATCTTGGTTCTGTGATAATACATCATTTATACCTGGTGTAGGTGGTAATGTGATTGTATTACCATTACTACCTGATATAGTAAGTAATTGACCTGTTAAAGATAAAGTTTGTCCGCTACTACTTAGTAAACTTGACAAACTTCTATGGTATACACGAGTATTACCAGAACCTCGCCAAACTAGTATACTATCAGACGTTCTACCTTCTTTAATATTACCAAATTTTACTCCTCTAGGGTGTTTTATCTGCGTATTACCAGTTAAAGGTATTAAGATTAATACTATTAATATTTTTATTATTGTTCTCATATTAAATATTAGTTATTAAGATTGTGCTGGAGGAGGAGTACTTGGGGTACCAACTCCTACCTCACCTAATTTAGGCAAATTAGCTATGTCTACAATTATTTTATCAAAGATACTAGTAGCTTTCCAAGTACCAGCACCCGCTGCTATAGTTTCAGATATATAAATATTTAAATCGGATTGTATTTTCTGAGTTATAATACCCTGACTATGTGTAAGTTGATTAAATACATATATAGTTTTTCCAGTAGATCTATCAAAATTAAATAAGTTAGATATTAAAGAATCCCCTTGACCACAACTAAGTAATGCAGGGTTTACATCTGGTGTAAAATCTGTAGTGACGTCTATTTCCAATATTACTAATCTTGGTAATATTAAAACCTCTTCATTATTAGCAGTATCAACTACTCCTAAAGATATAAAAGGTAGTGAGGCATCAGCTACAGGCCCTATAGTACCATTAGATTCTAATACTTCTCCTCCAGACGCTTTAAGTGTATCAAATAGATCCTCACATACTGCCTGTGTTACTTCAAAATCTGTTATAAATAAGTCTCTAAAATATTGAACTGATCTTACCATTTCTCTCTAATTTTTATGTTATTGTTGCTGTTCCTATCGTGGCTGAGCCAATGACGAAAGCAGTAGTTTGTTTTTCGTACTCGGTGAATATCTCCCAGTGATTATAATTGAATGGGTCATTAGGTATGTTAATATCTCCTGATCCTATAAAACATCCGTGAACCCACAAAGTAGAGCTAATCCATCCGGATGCTATATCATTTTTTTGTAAAGTATTAGTATCTGGTAATGCAGAACTTGACTGCTGAATATCGAACTTACCATAAGGAGTTACGTTAAAACTTAGTGAAGAGTTTATGGATGCTGCTAACTCATTAATAGCTCCTACTATAGTTTTATCTGTAGTAGTCAATCCGGATAAAGATTCACCAGTAAAAAATTTACCATCTTGTGAAAGGTATCCTACATATTCAGCAGTCAAAGTACCGGAATAATTAACACCTTGTTTAGGCATATTAATGTAATTCGTATGTATTGAAAATAAATTTTCTGTATCATCGTATCCATTAGATACTACAAAAAATGGAATATCTTCGGTTATTTTTTCACCTAACTCATTTGCTATGGCTATTACCATACCAGCAGAGTTACCCTCTACTGCGTTCTCTTTTCTAACTAAAACGGTGGTAGATAAATCATTTACCTCACCAGATTGTACTATAGGACCATCTGAATATAATTCCATTAAGGAGTACATAGTAGTGGTACTATTTACTACCTGAGCTTTTGCTAACACCCCTACCCTAGCATTATCTTTAGTAGAATCTAATATATAATATCCTACTTCATTATTACCATCAACGCGCTCTAATACTAAAGAGTTACCGTGTATCATTACATCCTCAAAACTCTTGACTCTCCTAGGAGTATCATCCAAAGCTATGGCATCAGTACCACGGAATAAGCTATCAATTTCTTGAAATTTTGATTTAATTTTTTCTAAATTAACTTTATATATATCTTGTATCCATCCCATTTCTAAGTAAGTATATCGTCAAACGTTGTGGTTAAATCTTCTGTAACATCTCCCAGATCTACTATAGATACAGATCCTATATTATTATTAGCCTGTGCTTTCTGTGCAACTGATAAACTCTGAGGCTCAGAGAATTTCACTACCCCAGTTATATTTAACCCCTCTATAATATCCTCAATTTTCTTAAGAGTATTATAAGATCCGGATACACCAGCACCCAAAATAGTATCTAAAGTATTCTGTATAAGTTCCTCAATTTTATTAGAGGAGTATCCTGTAGTAGTTGCTACTGTGTTATCATTTATGAAATCTCCTATACCGCTTAGAATGGAATTAATTGCATTTACAATACTGGATTTATCTGTAGTATTTAATGCAGTCATATCTCCTATCTCATTCATTATATTATTTAACCCAGTATTAATAACCCCTAATAGATCATCGAAACCTACCCAGGTACCTAGATTAGTATCATAATATAATACTTTGTATATGTTTGGATCCGCTGCGGTTGGTTGCGCCCAGAGTACATATGTTTTTACAGTAGAATTATCCTGCTCTAAAGGGGGGTTAAGACCTCGTACTACTCCTGCTATGTTTCCTAAATTAATTTCCATATATCAAATCACCGTTATCGTTAATCCTATACTTACTAGCACTAGACCCATCTATTTGCGCATCCCCTCGCTGATTTACACGTAACCTGATATCGTTTGGAGTCTCATAGTAAAGATCACCATTATCAGCAACAAATATACTAATAATATCAATACTATTGCCGTTATAAGTTACCTCTAGTAATCGGGCGTGTATTGGTTCTACCAGTTTTATAGCTCTATAAATTGTATTTTGTAAATCTCCATTGAATACGGCAGTACCTGTTAAGTTTAGTATGTAAAATCCACAACGGTAACAATTTCCAGTATCAAATACTCGATTATTATCATCTAAAGTTACTGGAGAATCAAATCCAAAATCTATTTTTTGTTCCAAAATTTGCACGGTATCGAACCCTAAAAGTTTAAAAAGTATCTCATAACTTTTCTTAGTACCTTTTACTCGATAGATACGGATAATGTTTTGTATCAAAGCTCTACGTATGGTTAGATCTTGTACCAAAGTCTCTAACCCTAACATAGA